GGATCCCGTACCTGGCAGTGCGGGAGGATCTCGAGCCGATCGCACGCCGGCATCCTGGCCAGCTCGCGCTCACCCGATATCTCGGGATCCGGAGCCGGCTCCCGCAGCATCACCGGCCACCGGGTGCGGCCGAGCGCAGCTATGACACCGGATCGCGGGATGCGCGGAACGCGATCCGCGGCATGTCGATCGATGTGGCGGTGCTCGATGAAGTGCGCACGCAACGGGATTGGGATACCTGGGCCGCACTGGAGCCGACCATGCTGGCACGGCCGGATCCGCTCGCATTCCTGATCAGCTCCGCCGGCGATGATCGAGCGCTCGTGCTCCGCGCGCTCTTCGATCGCGGCGTGCGCATCATCGGCGGAGCTCCCGGACTCGGATTCGGCATGACGTGGTACGGGGCTCCGGAGGATGCGGAGCCGGATGATCCGCGCGCATGGCTGGCAGCTAATCCAGCGCTGGCCGATGGCCGGATCCTTCGCGCCACCTTGGCCGGATCGCTGGAGACCATGCCGGCGGATGTGTTCCGCCGGGAGCACCTGAATCTCTGGACATCGGGTGGTGATGAGTGGCTCCCGGCCGGCGTATGGGCCCGACAGACCGATACACCGCCGGTGCACCGCGCGCGCACGGTGCTCGGTGTCGATCTGTCACCCACCTGGAGCCGGTGCACGATCTCGGTGGCGGTGCCGACCGATGCCGGCGCGTGGGTGGGCGTGGTGGGAGAGCTCGTGCCGGCGGTGGGCTCGGTGGCTCCAGGTGACATCACCGCGGCACTGTCCAGCGCGGTGGCCGCGTGGCACCCGGAGACGATCGCGTACAGCTCCATGGCCAGCATCGCCGCGCATGTGGCCGCGTGGGCGGAAGCCACCGATGTGGCGGTGATGCCACTCCACGGTGGCCAGCTCCGCGCGGCATCCGAAGCATTCCGCGCGGAGCTCGTGGGCCGTCGACTGACGCATGCCGATGATGAGCTCCTGGCCGTCCAGGCGGATGCGGCTCGGCCGAGCTCCGCCATATCCGCCGGCTCGTGGTACTTCTCGGTGCGCACCGCCGCCGGCGATGTGGACGCTATCCGCGCATGCGCATGGGCCGCGTGGGCGCTCCTGGCACCCGAGGAGATCCCGACCGTGCCGCAAGCATTCATATGATCGCCGCATGGAGCTCCACCGATCTGACGGTGGGCGTGGTGTTCTCGTGGCTCTTCGCGTGCGGCGCGGTGGCTCTCACGCTGATCGTGCTTTGGCTCACCGATGATCGATGGTGAGCTCGAGGATCGCATAAAAGCTGGACTATTCACTAGGTGAGTGCATAATCCGAGCCGTGGGCCACCGTCACCGATCGAAACGTGATCGCGTCGACGATTCTCCGGCCGCCGGATCCTCCCACCGAGCCGCGCTCTCGCAGGTATCAGCTCCGGTGCCGGCGGCCGGTATCTCCGCCACCGTCTCCGACTCTCGGCCGTGGGGACTCACGAGCTACCTGGACACCGCCGGCGCGTGGGTGGATGAAGCATCGGTGCTCGGCACATCGGATGTGTGGGCGTGCGTGCGGCTCGTGAGCTCCACGATCGCCGGCCGCACCTGGAGCGAATGGCGCGGAGCCACCCGGCTGGAACGGCCGAGCCGGCTCGTGCGTCGACCGATGGGAGCCATCACCCGGCGTGCGTGGGTGGCCAGGGTGATCTCCACACTCATGCTCTATCAGAAGTGTTATCTCTGGATGGTGGGTGGAGTGGATGCGGAAGGTGTGCCGGGATCGCTCCTGCCGGTGCCACCTGGAGCCATCGTGCCGGAAGGGATCCTCGATCCGTGGGGGATCGTGCCGCCGGCGCGCTACCGGATCGGCGGAGCTCCGGTATCGGCCGAAGAGCTCGTGATCCTGGAGCTCGTGCCACTGCCGACACCCGATCAGTGGCTCGGCTCCGCCATCACCCGAGCTCGTGCCATGTACGGCTCGGTGCTGGCCAGCTCCAACTATGCGCGATCGTGGTGGGCCGAAGCTGGCACGCCAGGCGTGGTGATCACCACCGATCAGGAGCTCACCGATCCGCAAGCCGATGCGCTCCGGGATCGGTGGGTGGCGCGGCGTGCCGGCGGATTCCGGGTGCCGGCGGTGATGGGAAAGGGTGCGCAAGCGCGGCCATTCGGTGCGGATCCCACCACCGAGAGCGCGGTGGAAGCGCGCCGGGAGATCACCGCCGAAGTGGCGCGGTACTTCGGGATCCCACCGTATCTAGTCAACGCACCATTGGCCGGTGGCTCTTCGCTGACGTACACCACCACCGAATCACAAGCGCTCGATCTGATCCGGTACTGTCTCCGCGGGTACAGCGATCCGGTGGAGGATGCGATATCGGATCTGCTCCCGGGTGACTACCTGGAGGGGCGGAGAGCCGCGATCCAATACGACGATCTCACCGCCGGAGAGCTCACCGGCCGCATCGCCGCGTACCACATGGCCACCGGTGCTCCATTCATGACGGGCCCCGAAGCGCGCGTGGCATTCAGTCTGAATCCGGATGCGGCCATGGCCGGCTCCGAGCCACTGCCATGGGACAAGCCTGCTCCGGCTCCGCCGCCGGCTCCGGCCGACGATCAGGCCCCAGCCGATCAAGAGCCGGCCGAGCCGGCGGAGGAGCTCGATGCCGCCACCGTCTGATCCCACCACCGCGATCCGGAGAGCCGAAGCGGCCGGCCAGGTGCGCGCGATCGATGCCGGCGGCCAGGATGGGCCCACCGAGCTGGAGGGGCTGGCCATTCCCTACGGTGTGCCATACCGGCTCCCGTGGGGAGAAGAGGAGACGATCGGCCGCGGTGCGTTCCGGGATTCGGTGGCGCAGTGGCGGAGCCGCAAGGATGCGCGGCCGGCGTATCTCGATCGACATGGCGGCTCACCGGTGGCGGCCATCCACGAGCTCCGAGACACCACCGAAGGTGTGCGATTCCGTGCCACGCTGCTCCGCGGCTCCGATGGCCAGCTCACCGCGGCCGCGCGTGAGTACGTCACCCAGGTGCTGGCCGGCATCACCGGCGCATCGGTGGAATACATGCCAGCTCCAGGTGGATCGGAGCGCACGAAGGATGGCTACCGCATCACCCGCGGCAGTCTGCTAGCAGTGGCCGGCGCGCACGCTCCGGCATATGACAGTGCGCGCGTGCAAGCGCGATCGCAGGAGGAGAGCACCGTGCCGCCACAGACCGCCACCGGAGATACCGGGCCCGTCGACTTCGCCGGCCGACTCGATGCCATGCGCACCGATGCGCTGGCCGAAGTGCGAAGCATCACCACCATGGCCACCACCGAGAATCGAGAGCTCACCGCGGCCGAGGATGGCCAGCTCCGAGCTGCGCAGGATCGAGCCGATCGCATCGGCCGGCAGTCCACCGCATACGCGGAGGAGCGCGCGCGCATCCAGGCGGAGCGTGGCGCGGCATCCACCGCGGCCGCCGGCCAGGCGGTGCGTGTCACCCGGCACGAGTCGGTATACCGCGGCGAGCAGGGTATCTCGTGGTTCCGGGATCTCATGCATGCGCGCTCCGATCCGATGGCGGCCGAGCGCATGAGCCGGCACCGCGCCATGGTGGCCGACCTGGCAGCGCAGATCGAGAGCCGAGCGATCGACTCCGCCGATCTCGGTGGCACCTTGGCCACCCAATACGCTCCGGAGCTCTATGTGCCGGATCTCGCGTATTCGGGCCCGCTCTTCGCATTCTTCGCGCGCACGCCGATCAGCAACAGCGCACCGATCGTGGTGCCGACCTTCGGAGCCGTCACCGGTGACACCGGGCCCCAGGCGGCCGAGAATGATCCGCTCCCGTCGATCGACATCACCACGTCACCAAAGACCGCCACGCCGATGGCCGTGGGTGGTGAAGCGATCGTGAGCCGCCAGGTGGTCGACGGTGCATCACCTGGAGCCGATCTGATCATCGGTGCGCAGCTCCGGGAGCTGCTCATGCGTGATCAGGAGCGCACGATCGCCGCGGTGCTGGAGCTCCTGCCGGTGACTGGCACCATCACCGACACCGGCGGCACCGGCTCTCCGCAGTCTGGCCGCGATCTGGAGCGTGGGCTCCGGGTGGCGGTGGCGCGCATGCTCGGTACGCGATTCCTGCCGGCCGAAGGTGTGTTCGCCAATGCCACCGACTATCAGCACCTGGCCGCCGGCGAGGATCTCCAGGGCCGGCCGATCATGCCGATCTACGGGCCCATGAACACCGACAGCACCATGGGGCCCGGATTCGCCGGCGGCTATATCGCCGGCGTGCCGGCCGGCATGGCGTGGGCGATCGTCAATCAGACGAATGATTTCGTGGCCAGGCGGAATGATGCGCACACGTGGGCGTCGACCATCCTGGATATCAAGCTCACCGAGCGCGAAGGTCCGCAGTCGATCGTGTTCGCGGTCTGGCAATATCTCGCGTTCGCGGTGCTCCAGCCCAAGGGCGTGGCGCGGTGGACATACACCAATGTGCTGGCCGATGAAGAGGTGCTATCGAGTGGGCTCCAGCTCCCCGGTGGCAAGGTGCCGGCCGGCGCGAAGCCTGACGCGGTGCGCACCACCGATGATGTCAAGGACAAGCTCGTGCGCGAAGGTAAGGCCGACGAGCGCAAGGCCGAGCGGGAGCGCAAGGCCGATCGCGAGAGCTGATCACCACCGGCCGGCGGATCGGCAGCTCCGCCGGCCACCACACTCCTGGAGGATCCACCACATGGGTGATGACAAGCGCACCGATGACGAGCGCGGCACCGAGCCACGCCGGCCACGCACCACCGAAGATCCCACCGCGGCCAGCTCCGCACCCGATCCCGAGCTGGAGCCTGATCCACGACTGAAGGATCCCGATCAGACCGATCTGGATGCGCGGCCGGATCCGGCACCGAAGAGCTGACACCCATGCCACTCGTGACTGGCTCGGAGATCATCGCGCTGGCCGGCGTGCCACGCGCGACACCCGATCAGATCGCGTGGGCTGACATGGCCGCGGCCGCGATCACCGCGGCCGTGGAGCAGTATCTCGAGCCGTACCTATATCCGGCTCCGGTATCGGTGCCGACCGGCTATCGGGGCCCGCTCTCCGAATACAATCCGCGCTTCCCACCGCCACCTGGCCGCCAGGTGCTCCGGGTGGCGATCGATGAGAGCACGCCGGGATATCCGGAGATCAAGCCGGCCGCGGAGCTGGCCGCGGTGGAGCTCTACAAGCGGCGCGAAGCACCGTTCGGCTCCACGAGCTATGCGGATGCCTATGGCCAGGCGATCCGGCTCTCCCGCGACTATCTGCATCCGATCCTGCCGACTCTCCGCCGGTGGCATTCCACCGCCGGCGTGGTGGCATCGTGATCCGGTGAGCTCCACCGGGATCTCTACCACTGACGCGCGGATCCTCCTGGAGCAGCTCCTGGCCGCCGGCGGACTGCCGGTGATGCTCAACAGTGGCCAGCTCCAGGCGGCACCCGGCGTAACGGTGATCCCATCCGATCCATGGCTCGTGCCGATCCCGAGCATGGCCAGGCTGGAGCGCATGAGCCGGTGGGATCTCACCATCGTGGCCGGCGCGGTCGACATGGAAGGGATCCACGATCAGCTCGGCACCATGATCGCGCTTACCGTCCAGGCCATGGAAGCTGGCCGGGTGCCGACCGATCGCACATCGGTGCCGAAGCCACGCCGGCTCTCCGGCGAGGGGACCATGTATCTCGTGGTGCCGATCGTGGCACTGGTGCCGATCGATCTGGCCACCATGCCGACCGTCACCGAGCCGAGCATCACCGCACCGGAGGAGTAGCACCATGGCCGCCGCACCGATCATCTACCTGGCCGATGCCACGCTCACCCTGAAGCTGGCCGGCGGTGGCACCGCGGCCGAATACAACGGCCACGTCACGACCGCCGAAGTGGTGCCGACCGCCGGCGATCAGGTGAGCACCACCACGCTCGATGGTGTGAAGCACACGCGGCTCGGAGCTCCGAGCTATGCGCTCCACCTGGCCGGCCATCAGGACTATTCGGCCACCGGTCTGGCTCGATTCTTGTGGGATCACGCCGGCGAGCTGGCCGACTTCACACTCCAGGCGTATGGCCAGGGCGTGGCACCGAGCGCGGCCACTCCATCCTTCACCGGCCAGGTGACGCTGGCCGAAGGCAACTACGGCGGAGAGGTCGACTCGTGGCCGACCATCGATGTCACCCTGATGTGCAAGGACCGGCCGGTGATCACCGAGAGCGTGCTCGTGGCCGACGAAGAGGAGTCAGACACCGCCACCGCCACCGCGGCATGAGCTCCGCCGGCGTGGCCGGCGAGCCGGCGGCGCGCGATACCACCATCCTGCGGATCGATGGACTCAATGAGGCCATCCAGCTCTATGCGGATCTGTACGATGATCTCCTGGAGCTGGAGCCGATCCTGGCCGCGGCCGCCGGCACCATGGCCGGTGCCGCGCGCGTGCGCGTCCACTCACAGACCTATCGACTGTTCACGAGCATCCAGGAGCGACATTCCGGCGGCGCGGCACAAGTGGTATCCGATTCGGTCTATGCGGCCGTCCAGGAGTGGGGCTGGCCGGCGATGCACATACCGGCACAGCGCTACGTGCAGCGTGCGATCGCCGGCGCGTGGCCGACGGTGGCCATGGATGCGGAGCGCGCGCTCCAGGCTCTCGTGGATGAGCTCGGCATGGGTGAGACATGAGCACCGGCACACGCACGAGCGCGGCTCCAGCTCCGGCTCCTGATCTCCGCCGGGTGGTGATCGATGTGGATGCCATCGGCACCCTGGCTCTCGGAGAGCTCCAGGAGCTCGGAGAGCTCACCGGGATCCCGCTCGATGAGCTCCGCCACCGGCTCCGGCCACCGGCCGGTGCACCGTCACCGGCCGACATCATCGCGGTAGCGCTGGCACTGGCCGTGGTGATCGAGCGCCGGCAGGATCCGGAGCTCACCATGGCCGATGCACGCCGGTGGGATATCCAGGTGGTGCGGGAGGAGCCGGGCCCAAAAGCCACCGGCGCGCACACGCGGCCGAGGAGAGCGCGCGCATGATCATGGAGCTGGCAGTGGCCACCGGCTGGCCGCCGGATCACATCCGGCGGCTCACCATCATCGAGCACGCCGAGCTCGTGCGCGCTCTCAATCGCGCGCGCGGTGGGTGAGCCATGGCCGTCAAGGTGCTGCTCCAGATCAAGGGTGATGCATCGGGAGCCACCACCGCGGTGGATGATGCGGAGACAGCTCTCAGTGGGCTCGGCACCGGCGTGGACTGGAGCGCGCTCGGCAAGAGCCTAGCTACCAAAGCGGGCCCGATGATCAAGCAGGGGTTGATCGGTGCCGCACTGGCCGTGGGTGACTGGCTGGCCGAAGGGCTCTCCGAAAAGCTGGCCAGTCCGGAAGGTGCCGAAGCGCAGGGCTCGATCGATGAGCTCACCGGTGAGCTGGACAAGATCCGAGACAAGATCCTCCAGCCGATCATCGATCTGATCCCGCGCGTGGTGGATCTGCTCCTGCCACTGATCACCCATGTGGACAATCTCGTGACTCTGGCACTGCCGCCACTCACCGCGCTCCTGACGCTGGCCATCGGTGCGCTGGAGCTGATCTCCACCGCGATCGTCAACACGCTCGATGGCATATCGAACGTGATCACCACCGTCCAGACCGCGCTCCAGGATCTCCAGACATTCCTCCAGACCGTCCAGACCAAGATCCAAGAGGCGATCGACGGCGTGGCGTCATTCTTCGCCGGGATCAAGACCGGCATCGAGGAGCTGCTCCAGCCGATCAAGGATGCGGTAAAGCCGATCGAGGATCTGCTCAATACGATCTTCGGGAAAGCCGACACCGCACCGCAGCCTGGCCAGAGTCCACCCGGCACCACTCCTCCAGGTGGACGCATGGCATTCGGCGGCATGGTGAGCCGCGGGCCCACGGTGATCAATGTCTACACCGGCGCGGATCCGCGCGCGGTGGTGCGTGCGCTCCGCCAGTACACCGGTGACAACGGCGATCCGGGTGGGCTCGTGCGCGCGTTCCGGGGAGCCTGATCGATGCCGGTGGTCGTGTGGCTCCGGATCACCGGTGGCGATCTCGTGGAGACTGCGAAGGATCAGGTGGCCGATGTCACCGCCGACATGGGCGATCAGTATCGGCCAGGATCGATACGCGATCGCACCGGCCAGATCGACTGGGCCGATGCCGGAAAGCGCGCCGGCCAGGTGGCCGCGAAGGGTATCGGTGGGCTCGGCTCCATGGTGAAGGTGGGCGGGCCCATGGTGATCATGATGGTGGCCGAATGGTTCCTTGACGGTGCGCTGGAGCTGCTCAACAGGGAATCCAACAAGCCGGCCGCCGATGCGCTCCATGCGCTCGGTGATGCCATGCTCGATGTGATCGCGAAGGTGCTCCAGCCGATGATCCCGCTCCTGCTCCGCGCGATCAAGGCGATCTATCCGGTGCTCACCGCGCACCTGGAGATCCTCCAGTACCTGGCTCCACTGCTCGTGCCGGTGCTCCAGCTCACCGCCGATGTGTTCGTGCTCGTGGCGGAGCTGGCCATGGATCTGTTCCGCACCATCCAGGCGATCACGCGCCGGGTGGCGCGTGAGCTCGGCAAGATCCAGCGTGCGCTCCAGAAGATCCAGACCGGCATCGATAGCGCGGTGAGTGGGCTCGTGAAGGGGTTCGCTGATCTGCTCACATTCGTGATCGAGTGGGTGCTCGGTCCACTCCGCACGCACCTGGATAATCTGTCGCGCTTGTGGGATGAGTGGATCGGCCGGCACATTCCGGATGTGCTCGGAGAGGATTCGCTCCGGCACCCACTCGGCTACATGTGGAACGATGTCTGGTATGAGTGGGGGACGGGCCCGCTCGGAGAGGAGCCGCACGCCGGCCAACAGCGTGTGCGTGTGCACCCGGCCACCGATGCGCAGCTCCTGGCCGCGGTGGCGGAGTACTCACGAGCCAATGGCGGCATCGCTCGTGCGCTATGGGGCCCGGTGGGATGAGCACCACGCTCGATGGAGCCGAAGTGGCGGTGCTGATCGACGGTGGCCGCCAAACACCATTCGTGCTCGATGTGGATCTGCTCGGCTCCAGCTCCGATACCGATGGCATCCGATGTGAGCTGACACCGGCGATCGATGCGCTCTCGGATGTGTCGGCCGATGTCATCACCCTGGAGCTGACGTGGGGAGCATCGGAGTGGATGGGCCCACTCACACTCACCGAAGCTGGCTCCGCGGCGAT